CATAGAATCTGGCTGGTGCTATCCGACCAGTTGCCCGTTTCAGAGTCGCTAGGCGACACCTGCCCACCCAGAATCAAGCTTCCTGAGTCAGACCAGTTAGCAACATCAGAATCACTTGGAGCGACTTGCTCTCCATTTACCAACGTTACCGCGTCACTCCAATTATTGGACTGTGAATCGCTGGGCTGTGGTGTGGCTCCAGCAACCGGCGTCTGAGCATCCGACCAGTTGCTCACCTCAGAATTGGAAGCTGAGATAAGTTCCCCAACTAGGACGCTTACGACATCCAACCAATTGCCAGTTTGAGAATCTGAAGGCTGGGGCTGCAACCACTGGATTTGGCCGATAGCATCAGTCCAGTTGCCAACTTCCGAATCGGACGGGGATAGTTGTTCTCCCAGGACTAAGGCTTCAGAGTCTCCCCAGTTGGCGATTTCGGAGTCACTTGGGGAGACTTGTCCACCATCAACCAGTGATGCCGAATCTCCCCAGTTGCTTACTTGTGTGTCACTTGGCTGTAGCGAAGAGCCCACGATAGGTATCTGTGTTTCGTTCCAATTTGCACTCTCAGAGTCGGAAGGGGATACCTGCTCTCCCAGCCACAGGCTGGCCGCGTCAGCCCAATTGCTAACCTGTGAATCAGAGGGTTGCGGTTGGAGCCACTGAATCTGGTTGAGAGAATCGCTCCAGTTGGGGGTTTCAGAATCGGATGGAGAGACCTGCTCCCCTAGGACAACTGCTTCTGCTTCATTCCAATTTGAAACATCCGAGTCGCCAAGAGGAACCTGTTCTCCGCAGACGAGACCTACTGCGTCTGACCAGTTGGATACACTGGTATCGCCAAGTTGTGCTGGCACACCAATTACCGGAGTCTGCGCGTCAGACCAATTGCTTGTCTGCGTATCACCAAGCTGGACAGGAATGCCGTTTATTAGAGTCTGAGCTTCCGTCCAGTAGGCAGCCTCCGAGTCGGATGGGGAAACCTGCGCACCGAGCGCCAAGGGGATAGCATCACTCCAATTGGCTGATTCACTGTCATCTGGAAGCGCCGTCTCTCCGCCAAGGCTCGCCAAGGAATAGACAGTGGTGTCTGACCAATTCGCAGAGGTGTCCTCTGCTATGACCATAAAGTAAACGAATGAGACTGTTACTGAGCCATCCGACCAATTGGAACTCGAATCATCGCTAGGCTGCGCGAGGATATTAAAGGCTAGGTTCTCACTATCCAACCAGTTAGCAGCTTCTGAGTCGCTAGGCTGTACAGGTATACCAACAACAAAAGCCGCAGAATCGGCCCAGTATGCTGATTCATCATCTGAGGAAGAGACAGTTTCCGCAAGCTGAACACTTACCGTGTCAGACCAGTTGGATACGGAACTATCAGCGGGCTGGCAAACACCCCCCCCACCAGAAGCAGCCAAGAAAGTAGCGATTAAGCAGGCGGCTGTTGACCCACATGTACCCGTTGCCGCATAAGACCCTTGCGAGCCGACTATCTGCTCCTGCCACCTGGAACTTCCCTGCGTTATGTGGCCAACTTCTGGGACGGGGCAAGTCCAGTCGGTTCCTGGGGAATATACGCTAGGCGTATCTGAGTTTCCTGCTATGCCGAGTAATAATTCAGTTGCTTGGGAGGTTGTCGCCGTGCTGCCGGAACTGTAAGCATATGCAGCAGAGCCTGATGTCCTGTCAAAGGCATTAACCGTCACAATGCCTTGGTATTCAGCGAAGAATACCCACCAAAGCCTAGCATCGGGAGCGGTGAAGGTTACGCTCGTCGCTCCAGCTGTGCTATTCAGGCACGCAAAGATGTCAGCCTGCCCATGGGTTGACTTGTAAAACTGGCATACGTGGGAGTAGACGTTGCCCGCATCATCAATAACACTTCCGTATGCACCAAGACTTACTGGGCTGGAGCAATAGACAAGAACGAATAATGCATTACCCGACCCGGTAGAGGCGCACGGAATACTGTGGGGAAGCGCCAATAATGTGCTTACTCCCACTGGGGCCTGCACGCGGACGATGCCACCACCCGCCATGGTCTGGCCTATGGCATCCAACCATTCGGAAACTTCGGAATCGGTTAAGGATTTAGATATTCCCGCCCACCATGCGACTCCATCAGACCAGTTGGAGGTAGAATCATCACTGGGTGAGTACGGAAGGGATAGAGTTTCGCCTAAAACATCCAACCAGTTGCCGGTTTCATCGTCACTTGGCAGGGATTGTTCGCTGAGGAGCAGACTCTCGGAATCAGACCAGTTGGCGGACTCATCATCCAAGGTGGAAATCTGCTTGTCTAGGAATATGCTTTCGGAATCCCCCCAGTTGGCTGAATTAGAATCGCTTAGAGAGACCTGTTCCCCAACTAGCAAAGCCTCAGCATCTGTCCAATTGGAATCGGTCGTGTCTGTTGGCGCTGCTGTTGAAGCGCCAATCTCTGATACCGCCCCGCCATCAGACCATGCAGATGCCTGCGTGTCAGATGGAGAGACCTGTTCGCCAAGCGCTAAGGCTGTGGCATCCGACCAATTGCTAGATTCGTCGTCAGAGGGAGAAAGCTGCTCTCCATCTAGGCAACTCTCGCTGTCAGACCAATTAGAGGCTGTAGTATCCACTGGCGCAGGAAGGGGAGCAATTGCAGTAGCTATTACCCGCGCGTCAGACCAGTTTGAAGAGGAATCATCACTGGGAGATACAGTTTCGCCCGCAAGTGGGGATTGAATATCAGACCAGTTTGAAGCTTGAGAATCACTGGGGTAGTAAACCCAACTCTCGCCCAGCGCTTCAGCATCTGACCAGTTTGAAGTTGTGGTATCTGCCGGAGCGAGAGCAATCTGGACACTATAACTATTAGCATCCGACCAGTTTGCAGAGTTGGTGTCAGACAGCGCTAGGGTATAGACTAGCCGCACTGTGACTGAGCCATCAGACCAATTAGGGGCTACACCGTTAGCATCGGCTGGAGTAGGCAAAGGCGCAATCGCCACGGCAATCGCGGCGCTGTCCGTTATAGTTTCAGCGTCAGTGGGTGATACTATGCTCCCGCTCGCCCGACTTTGCGCTTCAGTCAGTGATAACGTATCAGAAGGTGAAGCAATTTCTTTCCCCGCCGCGAGTTCAACAATAAGGGCGGCAAATACTGTGGCTGATGCGCTGCCCCAAGTAACCGTCTGCGTAGAAAAACCGCTATTGGTGTAATCAACGTGAAGCCCCGTAGTAGGAGTGATCTGCGCAACATCCTGCGCCTGAGCCCAACTCGCACCCGCGGGATGCGTCATCCCAGGAGGGTTGGAGGCATTGGCTACACCACCAAGAATCTCGTTGACCGTGTTTGCGTTGGAACCAAAACCTGGCTGCGGAGTGCCAGCAGCCGCTCCATTCTCCTGTTTCGCGCTCTGGACGATAGCCGCTGACCCAGCTACCTTCATCCCGCTAATGGCTACCGCAACTAACTCACCGGAAGTGTTCGAGCCTGTAGTAGCAGTGATTGTAGTGGAAGTCGTGTTCACCATCAACGCATTGCGGACGAACACTGACATCGTGTTGGCAGAGGTATTCCACTGACCATAACTGATTAGAGTATAGGTGCCCGACCCATTATCGTCCGCCATTGTCGGGGCAGTCTGGGTATTGACGGAGACAGCGACGAAAACAACAAGCAAGTCGCCTACAGCAGGAGTAATGGCGACAGTCCGGTTGCCAGTCCCGGAAGTTCCGCCGCCTGCCGCACTAGTCCTGTAGGTGGCCACTAGAAGCCTCCCTGCAAGACGCTATGAAATTGGAAGGGGTATGGAATAGGAAGGGGAAATAGGTTGGCTCTCAAGTGGAGCAGAGGCGGAGAGGAATCAGACCAATAGGCAATCTGAAACCCATCCTGAACCGGCAGCCAACCATTGTCCAGCATTTTGAGGTACAGATGGCCTGTACCTCGCGCACAAGCAGCCGCAGCAACGCGCAAGGGCTGGCAGCTAAGTCTATCGCTCCAACCGGAAGCGACTGCATCTTCAACGGATTGGACAATGCCTACAATCATCCTATGAATACCTGCCAGCCGGTTATCAGCCCAACTCCTAGATATGAGATTATCGCGCTTGTGTAGTTAGCCGACGTTCCAGTTCCCGATGCTGAATATGTGCCCGACACTTTGTTAAGCTGTTCCTCGACAAACGCATCATCCCCATCAGCGGAGTCCCCAACGTTAGCTATTCCAGTCCAATTCCCGGAGGCGGCCATTGTGCCTGTGTAGTGGTTAAAGGTCATGCTTGCCCCCAGCAATAGATCGTTGCCAGTTGTAGCAATATTGTTCGATGTCCAAGACGTAGCCGAAAGATCATTATGGAGTGCCGAAATCACGGCATCCAGGGGACTGCCTAACTGCAAGCCAGTGTATTCCAAGGCCATGGCTGAAGATGCATGTCCTCCTCCAACCCAATTTATGTTCACGGTGGTAATGCCGCTGGGGCAATTACTTAACCTGTAGACATATATGCCTCCGTAGGAACCAATGAGGGCCAAATCCGGGGTATACGTGCTGGAGAGATTGTCCGTGACCCCTGTGGTGGCAGGGGCAAGAGTGTCATTAAAGACAAACATGACGACAATGACAGTGCTACCAGAACTAGTGCTCGCCCATCCTTGACCAGAACCGATGGTAAAAGATGAGGCGCTAGTACCATTGTCGTTCTTAGCATATTGTGTTCTAACAATCGCCATCAGCGTTTACGCTTCCGCGCCTTGCCAAGCACCTTCTTGAGTAACCTTGGGGGCACACCCTCCAGAGCGTTACCTGGAGATATGAACTTCAACCCTTCCGCGCCCTGCCAGCGCCGTGCTGCTTCGCTGTCTGTTCCGAAGGCTACCACGGTGGGGATAGCCCCCTCGCACGATGTGAATAGTAAGCTCTTGCCCAACGTGCCAGCATCCTCTATTGGCATTACGGTTACAGCACCCTTGCCCTCAGCGTCATACTTGAACTCCCCATCTTCCCAATGTCCAGTTCTCACGGGGATGGTGGGCTTGCTAGACGCTTCTGCCACATCTTTTGATGGCGTGGCCGCAGCTACTAGCTTGTCTTCCACAGCTTGCTGCACATCTTCTTTCTGGATGAGGAGACCTTCACCCGTGCCGATTGACTTGATAGCCTCGCCTTTAGTAGCTTCCACAAAGAGATTGAACGGCTCCTCCGTCCATATCTTCTTGATCTTCATGCCCTTTGACTTCAGCAGTTCCTCTATAGATTTCGGCGTGAAGCCATTCTTGTGGTAGTTCCAAAGTTCGTTCTGCTCACCATAGAGAATATGCATAGTGCGCATAGACATCTTCCCATCAAGGATGTCCTTTGCGGCTACTTCCAAGTTGGGGAGAATAAGGCGCAACTCGCCGCCCGGCTTCAGGATGCGCAGCCATTCGTCAAGCAGTTTAAGAAGCTGTTCGCGGGAGAAATGCTCTAGAGTATGGCTGGAGAAGATCACGTCATAGGATTCCGTCTTGAAAGGCAGTATCCGCACATCGCAGCGGTAATCTGCATTCACATCATCGCGCATGTCCACGCGGATGGGCAAGCCGTCTTTCATGATTGTGCCAATGGGGCCGCAGCCAAGGTCGAGAATCTTCTTCTTACCCACCGCGAACCTGCGCACTGCGGGCTTAGAGTTCCAAGGTAGATTGTAGACCTTGCCCGTGTTCACGTCAATATGGTCGCACAGCACTGAGCCATCGGCCCAGATTGGCTTGGGGAGAGTCTTCAGGCGCTTCTTGCTCTTGGCCAGCGCTTCGTCGGATGATTCCCAGCCATAAGACCTCAGCAACTTCTCGCCAAAGTACAAGTCCTCAGTCCATGCTTCTGCGCGCGCAACCCCATCTATGCCTGCATCCGATTTCGCAGTGAGGAAGTAAGGCTTCTCCAGCCTCTCAAAGCACGACACGCGGATGACTGTGCAGCCCATCCCGATACCAGTCACCCAAAATAGCTCCCCAACCTTCCAATCCCAATAGGGGCCAGCGCCATTACCACGGAAGACGAGCGGCGCGGGAGGGTCAGACTTGGAGAAATAGATGCCCCCTACCACGTCTATACCGGGATTGTTCTCGGCTATAAACAGCAGCTTCCGCAGCGCGTCGGCAGCAGGCACAGTGTCCTCATCCACGAAGAAGATATACTTCATGTTGCGCTGGATGGCGAACTCCGCACACTGGTTGCGCGCTTCATCTACAGGCAGGCCCTGCGGCGAGTGGTAGAGCGCATTGAAGTTGATGGGGCAGTCCACGAATTTCATGGCCCATGCCCACTGCTGGGGAACTATTGTGCCCAGCGAAGGTACGCAAACTGCAACACCCTTTCGGACTTTATCTTTCAGTAGCACGCTTGTCTCCATCTTCTGCTTTTCCCACCCATCCGGTTGGGGTCAACTTGTATACTAGACTCGGCTCTAGCCGCCGCAACTCATTGTAGGTCTTCTCGTCAATCCACTTATAGATCATATCCCCCTCAAACAGGGCTGGTATTTCACATAGGTGCTGCTCGATGTATCCAGAAACTTGGTCTAGCACCTCTTTCGATTTGGAAGCAACGCCTATGATTGCATGGGGCATCGCAATGCTTCCTTGGAAGTAGACCCGACGCTCAAATCTCCCCAGCAGCTTCTCCATACCCTGCGGCGAAACCCGCCAATAGTCAGGTAGGTGGTGAAGGGGGAAGTCGAAATGAGTAGCTATAAGCATTACCCCTTGAGGTTGCAGAACGTTGTAGGACTGTCTCATCGCCTGCCACGGGTCAGCAACGTGCTCCAATGTCCCGATGGCCAGCAAGGTGCCAATGGAGAAGTCTGCAAAGGTCAGACACTTCCCCCAACTATCTATTCTATCTACGCCTCTGCCTTCCTGAATATCGCAACCAATGTACTCCACATTGGGGAAGTACATTCTTAGGTTGGTGTCACACTCTACATCGGCAGTCTCAATAACACGGGAGCCGAATTCCACCACCGGCCCCAGAGAGTGAGCTTGAGACAGCAATTTAACGAATGCTCGACAGTTGGGGGTCATACTGGGTAGATGTCCAGAATCGCTTTCCGCTCCTCTAGGGATAACATAGTTCTATACCAACGGGTTTTGCCTGATTTCAAGTCTAGTATCTCGACACGCTCCGGCAGGTTCCTTAGCTGGCAGCGGATGGAATCAGCTTTAGCATAGTCCCCGGACGCCTTAGCCTCAGCGCGCTTCTCTGCCAGCTCATTGATCTGCTCGTCTGTCATCCTCTAACCTTTAGCAGATATCCGCTGGGATTGTGTGTCAACAACAAGTGCTCCCGACTCTTGTCCACCACGTACTCAGGGTGTTGGGGCAGATATTCCTGCACCGCCTCCCATGGCCCCGGCCCGAAGTTGTCGAACACTGGGTGGCCGTTGATGTTTGTATCCTCCACCACCATGTAGCAGCCCGGCGTCACAAACTCGCCGTACACTTCCATCTCTCTAAGCACATGGTCTTTGGTGTGATCGTCATCCAACACCACCATAACCTTGCCTGACATCGTTGACCAATCTCGGAATCCTTCGAGTAACTCGGGGTCAAGTACGTCTGACACAACCCAAGTGACGCCAGGATGGAGTGAGCGGGAGAACTGCTCGATATCAACCGTGATAACCTCTCCATGGTGCAGCAACTCGCATATAGATGCCATGAATAGAGCGCTACCTCCAGTGCTCGTGCCGCATTCGATGATGATGTCAGGGCGGGTGTCGTAGATGATTTCCTGGATGACGAAGAGGTCGAACATCCACTTCTGGCAGGGGTTACCAAGCCAGCGCACCATGGGAAGTGGAGCCCCTTGGTCACGGGCCATTTTCCACAGCGGCTCATAGTAGAACCTCTGGAAGGCTTCTATGAACTTCTGTAGGTCGGGTGGAAAAGTAACCGCTTTGGGAGGCTCATAATGGAAAGAGCCATCAGACTTGGCGATGATTTGGGCTCCAGGGGCAACCACGAAGGGTGTACTGATAGGCTTGGCAGTAGTCTCATCATTCATGGTTATAGATTAACAGGAAGAGGAGGGGTTGTCAAGGGAAAAGTGTAGGCACCCTCTGGATTTTGGGAATGTATTCCGGCAACTCCATACCCAAGGACTCTAGGCCAGACTTCTCCAGCAACTTCCAACCCACGTTGGGATACAGTTCGCGGAACCTATCTATCTTGAACTTATTGGCTCTGGTCAGGTAGCCCTTGATTTCAACATACGCATCCATCAACGGCAGATAGAAGTCCGGCGTGTAGGTGCTATCGCCCAAATCGAATGCTTTAGGCTCGTACTGCCATTCCCATCCATGTGAGTCCAAGAACTTAGCATAAGCCACTTCCCAGCTTGAGCGCATAGCAACGCAGCGATCGCCACTCTCATACCAAAAAGGCTCCTTGCCATAACGGGGGATGTGGCCCTTCTGCTTGGCGATGATTTTGCGGACACGCTCAGCTTCGATTTCGGGGTCGGGAGATTTGCCACTGCGACCCTTGCAGGCTTCGGAGAGTTTGGCGCGATGTTCTGGGGTGCGTGGCTTGCTGTTGGCCTCTTGGATAGCAGCCAGATGCTCTGGAGTAAACTCTCTACCCCTCTGCGGTGCGGCAATCTTCTCTGCCAACTCAGCCCTTTCCCTATCACTCATTGCCGCCCAGCGCTGCTCATGGAAGGTGCTTAACTTTTCATGCAGGGCTGGGTCCTCATAGGCTTTCTGTACCCCTTTAGCGATGTTCGCATTATGCTTGGAGGTGTGAGGATGGCTATGTGTGGCTATGGCCGCTTCGCTTACAGCCTTGCGCCACTTGGGGCTAGCCAATCTTGCTGCGGTTAATTTCGCTTTATGTTCATCCGCAGTGTGGTTCTTGCTCTTGCACATCGTGCATTCAACAGTACCCATACTTTAATGGTAACACACTGCCCAAAGGATGTCAAGCATTGTTTTGGGGCGTAAAACACCAACAGCCACCGCAGGGTGGCTGTTTTGATGTCTGGTATTAACCAGTTTGCTATATACTAATTGTGTACGACACGGTGAGCGTATTTGACGTAGTTTTTGAGAACGCCGTAGTCGTAGCCCTCGCCAGTAGCGTAGCCACGTTGGCGCTCGACGTGTTGAACAGCCCAAACTCGGCCAAGTTGGTGGCGTTGCCTTGGCTGGTAGCAAACGAGCAAGCCCACACGCAATACGGGGCGGAGCTGGTGGTCTGGTCAGTCTCAGTCATATTCGTGTTGCGGGAGACTTCCGAGCCCAGGATCGTGTCTGAGGTCGTCGGGCCGGTAGCGCTCACAGTTCCCACGGCCAGCGCGCTGATGATTGGGTTGGCAGTGACGTTGGTGCTCTGCGCGGACATGATATGCTTCAGCACCCATGCGCGGCCAGACGTGACTACGGTATTCTCCGCATATTTCGGCTCATCCCAGACAGGCTTGCCTTCCGCATCCCCCAGCATGAAGCCAAACCGGCCCTTCATCACGTGCAGGTCGATAGCATCCCGCATGTCAACTGCGTGTTTACTAAATGTTTTTTCGCTTCTCATAGGTTTCCTCTTGTGATCCCTGCGCGTGAGGCTTGGTAATAGAGCTACACTGGTGGTTCTGCTCGGCGGGCTCTCCGCAGAAAGCGCAGCCAAGTGCCATCCCTACAGAATCTCTGGTCTTTAAGCCGTCTTTGAGCATTCCAATATTCTGATGCGGATACGGGAGGTAAGGCTAGGTCTTGCTGTTTTTACCAAAGATTCCCTTCACTTTATACCAGATAGCCGCGGGCACCGCAACCACGCCCACTATAATCTTGCTTGCGTACAGCCAAATCGGATGCATGTCCTATCCTCCAGATCAGGGGGTTGGAACCGCCGCATCAGCCTCGTTCGACTTCGGACTCTGCTGCGAACCATCTGTGGCTGTGACCACATAGTAGTATCGCGTCCCGGGCACCACGTTTGCATCCAAGTAGCCAGTTCCGCTAATTGGGGCATAATTCAGTGGGGTTAGGCTCTCCCCACCAGCCGCAGTTCCCCGGTAGACGTTGTAGCCCGTCACCCCAGGACTCGCAGAAGCAGTCCAGCCCAGTGTTACCGAACGCCCAATGGTGATAGTCAGCGCGACTGTCCGGCTTTGCTGCTGAGCTAATGCTGGAGACGATAGTGCCGCTAGTACCAGCAGCCAAGCTAAAATTTGCCTCCGCATTACGTCCTCCAGAATCCGTACACTTGACCGTGAAATTGAAGGTTCCTGCCTTCTTGGGAATCCCTGATATCAGTCCGCTCGTGCTGAGATTCAAGCCTTGGGGCAACGTCCCCGCAGTGATAGCCCACACATAAGGCGTTTTGCCCCCCAGCGCTTGCAGGGTGAATCGGTAACTCACTCCCAGCTTAGCTGCGGGTATACTCGTAGTCTGAATAATCAGCGGCTTTACCTTGGACATACCAGGAAAGCCCAAAAGCACAAGCAGGAGCCAGTTCACGGTGCCCTCTAATGTCCAGCGTCAGTGACCTTAACCGTAATCGTGTAGGTTCCGGGAGTCGTTGGCGTGCCAGAGATAACCCCCGCAGCGCTCAGCGTGAGCCCCGCAGGAAGTGTGCCAGACGAAAGGCTCCATGTGTACGGCGTAGTGCCGCCAGTGGCAGCCAGCATTGCGGAATATGAAGCCGCAGCCGTTCCAGCAGGCAAACTCGTGGTCGTGATGCTCAGTAGAGCAGCAACATTAACCGTAAAGCTCTGGGTTGCAGTCTGGGGTGTTAGCTCTGAATCCGCGACTTGTACTGTGAAAGAGTAAGACCCCGCTATGGTTGGGGTGCCAGAAAGCACGCCAGCGCTGGAAAGCGTGAGACCCGTGGGAAGCGAGCCCACGCTTATGGAGTAAACATAGGGGGCCACGCCGCCTGAAGTGCTGAACGTGATCGTGCTAATCGCTGTTCCAACTATCATGTTAGGTACAGAAACCACAGGGAAGCTGATTGGGGAAGCGCTCACGGTGATCGTGAGCACTTTCGTCACAGACTGCTGCTGTCCAGCAGCCCACAGCGGAATCATTGTTGCCAAGAGCGCTAAGATCAGTAATCTTTTCATGTTATCCCTCAAACTGGTAATCTCGCTGCGGGCACCGGCTAGATGCACGTCGCGGCAGTGATAAGACCGCCCTTTATGGCAGTTATCGTGCAACTAGTTCCTGATGCTGTGACGCCAGGCGTGCTATCAACTGTGAAACCTGCTGTAGTGTTAGCTCCGGGCATAGAGCCCGATGGTGTGTCAGCCCCCGTGTCGGTGTAGACGCAAACTTCACCAACGAGCATTCCCGCATGCAGGAATTGCTCTGCCCCAGAGGTGCGCCCATAGACTTTGCAGCTAGCAGCATTTAGGAACCGCCCCGCAAAGACGTAAACCTCGTTGCTGCTACCCGATGTCGCGTTGATGCAAGTCTCTGTTGAGGGCGTAGTTTCCCCAAAGATGTTCAGGGCGGTGATTCGATAGCAGTATGTTCCAACACCTAGAGTCCCACCCCCGCCAATAGTAAACCCAAGGTTGATGGGTACTGGAAGAGGTGGAACATTGAATGCCCCTCCATATCCACCCGTGGACGAGGTAGCATTGCCAGCAACATTGGCTGCGGTGAGGGTATGATCTGAGTCCCTCCAACTGAAATAAGCGTTGTCCTGAGCAAGATTCCCGCTAGTATCAATGTACAGGATAGAGGCTTGTGTACCACCCGCCACGGCTCCCCCGATGGTCATACTGGCACCGGCCATTCCGCTAAAGTATAGCCCATGTCCGATGGGGTCGTACACGCAATTAAGAATCTGCGCGGCGCTGAGGAAGCCAGGATGGGCCAAACAGTTATTGGGATTAGGATTCGTGCCCGCATTGCCGCGGAGCGCGAGGGCCGTTGGGTCGTAGGCCGCATTGAGAATTTGAGCCTCGCTCTTGACCTGTGCAGTGAGGCGAGCAGGATAAAGCAGTGCCGCTGCTCCCACCAGCACATAGAGTAGAATCCTCTTCAGCATAGTTTCGCTCCTTGCAACGTCCCATGATTATATGCCACGCTTCTCCAGCTTCCTGATCTTCTTAGTCACCTTGCGGTAAGTCTTCGGCTTTTTGGAGTCTACCGAGATCGCTCTGTCGTCAATCCATGCCACCACGAGGGGGTCTTTGATGTTTGTCACTTTCACATATTCAATCCCATTAGCCTGCAAGAATTCCTTAACGGGTTTGCGGTTAACACGGGCAGTGAAGATCAGAAGTCTGAAGCCCTTGGCTACCAAGTCCTGCGCGAGGCGCAAACCAGCAGGAATAGGGGCTCCAACCTTAGTGTAGTCAGGATCATGCTCGGCCAAAACTCCGTCGAAGTCCAGTGCTATGAGCCGTCCATTGCCCTCTGACAAGAGCAACTCATAGACTGTTCCACCAATCGCCAGACCATCCACCATTGTGATGGTAGTATCCCCGCCAATTTCTGATGCTTGCACTTTAGCGGCTTTAGGCTTAGGGGTGCGCTGGGCTGGCTCAAGGCCAGGAATAGCTCCTGGGGGCTTGCCGGTGGTCGTGTTTTTCACGCCAGCCTTAGTGCCTTGGGATACCAGCGCACCCACACCCTTGCCTGCGTTTTCAGGTTGCACCTTGCCGCCAGTGGGAGATTCACTTTCAATCTCGCTAATGGTCTCATCCGCGATGGGCGACTCCATAAGGCGAGTCTGGACAGGCAGGAAGCGTGGCCGCAACTTAGTTTTGAGGGGCAGTGAGAACTTGCGGCGCAGGTAATTCTCCAACTCATCATCGGGCTGGAAAATATCAGTCTGTGCGTTTGCTAAATCCTTCACTGCGCTAGCCACTTCGATGGGGTCGAGAACTACGATAGATGAGTAAACCAACTTCGGGTAGGGTAGAGGTTTGCCCTTCTTTGCATCGAAGTTGTAGTCCACCAGCCTGCGAATCGTGCCGTTGGTGATAGTATCTGCGATATGGCGTGCGGTTGCTTCCAAGCTCAGGAAGAAGAAGTCCACAAATGTATTGCCAAGCGCGCGGGAGCCAGATTGAGTTGTGCCCAGAGCCATAAACATTTCTAACATGGAGCGGACGATCTCTTCCGAGTGATGACGAATACTTTGCCAGGGGTCACGTAGCCTACCTTTGATACCGTTGATTTCAAACTCCCAGCCAGGGGGCAATACGAGGCCAGTCTGTTCATGCGTAACTAGCTGGCGTGCCCAATCTACGGCTGCTTTCTTATCCTCAGTAGCATAGCCCGTGGGGAGTTTGAAGGTGGGAACCCCCTGAGCATTACGTTCCAAGGCTATAGCATCTATGCGATATAGGTTCGATTTCATGAACCAATGCAGGTAGGCCGACCTAAGTATTGAGTTATGAGTGACTTGCAGTCCACCACCACATAAGAAAAGATGGCTAGGACTGTCAACTTCTATACATACGGTGTCCTGATCTTCAACCCGCTCGACCGCCACAATCATCGTGCGGTGTCTGCGGAATTTCTTTACTGCATTGGCTGCATTCAGAGCCTCTGTTTTACGTTCCAAGGAAAATGGGGTCTCCATTGGGAAGAATCGTACCTCCCAAGCAAGATTCTTCCTCTCTCCACCAATAGTCATTTCCACTACAGTAGGGGCCTCTCCCAAGGAGCGCAATAGTTCGACCACTGCATCTATTAGCTTCCTGTTACTATTACAGAACGAGCACTGCCCCTCAGAATTTACAGAACCATCAGTATCCATCAATCCAGCCAGAAGAGCCTTACGCTGAATTACATCTCCGCGCAGGTAGACTTCTGGAATATATTTGTTCTTATACAGCCCCAGCCCCTTCACCTGAGTTACAAGCCCATGTAAGGTAACAGACCGCCCCAAGCTTCCAACCCTACCGCTGTGCGAAGAGTCGGTTGCATACCCAGCACCTTCCGCCATAGAAATTAAATGCTCTTCATCATTTCTGTGGCAAGCTACTCGGCTACCGTCATGGCTGCCATCTCCCAGCCAAGCCCCCAGAATATAGGGATTAATAGGCAAGTCCTGTCTCAGATATTGTAGAGGAGCGCAACGCGGGATGGAATGGTTGGAACACGTCATTCCATTTCCATAACTGTACGTTAGACTCTCCACCAAACTCTTCGTCGTGCGCACAGAACCTTGCCTACGAGTATGCCGTTCGTGAAATGTCTGAGTAAGCCACAGATGATTGGCGTCCGCTACTACTGAGGTTCCATCCCCAAAGATAACACGGTAGCACGGCCTCTTTTTCCACACAACTGACTTGGCAACAACCTTCGTCAACTGCCCCTGATCGTCAAAGATGGTATCTCCAACTTGGAGGTCGTTCATATTCTTCCAACCATCAAGAGTCAGTATGGGAGTATCCAGCGCAAGTGCCATGCCAAAGAAGTTCGCGCCTTCCTTCTGGTGGTTGAAGACACAAATCTTCTCTGCGGGCACGATGACGTTCACATATTCGTTCTTGCGGTAGCCATACTGCTCAAGAGCAAGCAGGGTATCCCCATCATCCGCCACCCACCAGCGGTAAAAGGTGGACGGTAGTCTGGGGGCCATCCTACGTAAACGCACATTGTCCCCATCAATAGACCAGATGTCCTCATGGGCCGCACAGCCAAAGTCCAGGGATAGCAGCGCATTCTCTTCCACAGTCTCAAATGCTTGCGTCTGCCATGCGCCCGTGGGAGTTTGCTGCTCTAGGCCACCAAATAGGTTCTCGCGCACGAAGTCAGCTATCTCTTTAGCGCGCCCATGGTCAGGTTCGTTGGGGCCAACGCCGGGGATAATTTGCTTCTCAGCAGCACGGACGGGCAGCTTACAGGCAACCAGACCAGCACGCACATCGGCGTCAGAGCGGCGCATCTTCTCATAGATGGGGAAGGCTGAGCGGCCTTCCAACTTGGGATTGTACTCGCCAAGGTCACGCAGAAAACCTGAAAATATGGGCGTGCCAGGTGCGCCTATCGTTACATCTGTGGGAGGCGGCGATGGCGCAGCAGGAGGTGCTGGAATTGGGCCTCCACTGATCGAGGGAGTCTGTTCGAGGCGCGTAAGGTCTATACCGTAGCTAGATAAATCCGGGCCTCCGGGCCATGCTTGCCCCAGCGCAAAGTTATGCTCCTCGCCATCAGGGAAGATTAGAGCCCCGGTTGCTGGGCGAGCCGAAAAACGATATTCGCTGGCATTGAACACTTAATTCACCATAACGTCTTTCTGAACTTTCACAGTAGCCATATTATCATACGCAATTGCATGGGCTACTACATCATTGACCCATTTCCTGTCAGCCTTCGCCGCGCAATCCTGATGGAGCCTAAAGAAGAACTTTCTCGGCATCCCCAAGTCAATGTCCCCGCGTAGAGCGTCCACAGTGCCAATGGGTCTGCCACATACTGGGCAGAGTTGCTCGGGGCCAGGGTCAACGCCAGCCGTTTTCTCAGCAGGGTTAGGGTAATAGCCATAGACGATAGCCATTGTCTACTCCTGTGGCAGCGCCGCAGCCTCAGCATCCCGCCCCTGAGAAATCAGGACAGCTTGCTTGATGGTGCGCATAATATTGCCAAAGTCCCTCGTCACGCCCGAATCTTCGACCTTTATATTGTCAACATCGCCAGGATTGACCACGCGAGAGCAAGAAGCATTCTGGTTCTCGCCACTAATGTCAACAATCAAGACGACTCTCTGAATGGACACGGCTACTCCTCAGTATTCTGATGCTCAGAGCCGGTCATCAGTTTATCTTTCAACTTTTGATAGGCTCCGAGCGCGATATTCTTGGTACTTCCGAGTGGCGTAGAGATGCGCTTGCTAATCTCTCGAAACGTAAGCCCTTCCACTACTCTCATCTGCAATACAGCGCGCTCTCTTGGCACCTCTAACTTGTTCACCGCCTCCCGCAGCAGGGCGCTGATTTCTCCTTGGTAGATGTCGTCATCCAGATTCTGTGGCATCCAGCGCTCAGGGATGTCATTCGTGTGATCGGCTCCATTGCCATTCTTTCCTCGCCGCGCCATGAGGGAACAAGTGATGACAATGCGAGTGAACCACGTGCTGAACTTAGACTCGCCGCGGAATTGACGCCACTTGCGAAGCGCGAGCACTACCGCTTCTGACACAGCATCCTCAGCATCCTCATGGCGGTGCAGGATGCCCATGGCGACGTGGAGGTAGCGCGCATCTTGGAGGTAGCGGCCCAGTATCTCGCCTACAGCCGTGTTGCCAGCAGCCTTGCGGAGGCGCTTGGCGCGAGCGAGGATTAGCTCATCAGTGAGCTTTGGCTTCTTCTTTGCTGGTTCCAGTCTTACTGCCATCTATAAGTCCTTCCACTCATTGAGAAATTCGGCTATGCTGCTAGGCCCCGGCAAATCCGACCAATCGCCAAGGTTGGGTTCGCCAGCCATCGGGGGCATGCTCACTATTGCGCCTTCGGAAAGGCGGGAGAATTGATCGCCGGAGGTCATATATTTCATAATATGCGCCCACACCATTGGCACGTCCTTGTATTGACCCTGGGGGAACGCCGCGCACTCATTCAGCAGGTCGTCCTGCCACAGCCCCTCAACCGGGAGCCAACAACGTCCAGCCTCCAAATAGCCAGAAAAAGCATTCACATAGGAAACTGGATCGCTATCCGCCTTGATGGGCAGCATAGGCAGAGTCAGCGACTGCTTATCAGCGGAGTCCTCAATGCCAGTGCCAGCTTGGATGGATTGAATTAGAGACTGCCCACACCAAGCAGGTTTTCCATGCCTGCGCACGTAGATTATTCCATTGGGAACGCTTATACAGTGAGCCATGCCAGAATAGGGCAGTTGCTCAACGTGGAATCCCATTGTCTTGCTCTTTCGCAGACTCACCACATAAGTCGGTCTGCGGTTTACAGCTAAAGTCGGGTGCTTGTTACTGCCGATGAGAATATCCTTTTTAGCAATCTTTTTAGCCATACTAGCATGTTGACCAATCTTCTGCGCTATCTCCACAAGTTGCCCAGCCATATGCTCACTAGAGGTGGTGATCTGTTCCATACCAGAAGCAGTGCAACCATCGCCCATTGAATAGAATTTCCAGAATATCCGCAACTGCTTCGGAGTGGCATTCATAATATCATCTGGTACGAATTTCTCCCAAGCATGATGACCAAACTTTGCTATGTGTTCGGCAAGTCCTCTTCGGCTAATAGTGAACTGATGCTTCCTAGAACTGTACGGAACTTTGTGCCCAAAGATGCTATCTAGAGCATCCGAAAATTCCTGCAAGTATGGGGAAGTGGGATACTGGCAAATGAAAACGGCACCGCTACGGCTGGATTCTTGTATTCTCCACCAGCCTTCGGATAGGTACATGCCCATAAAGGCACAATAGTCATCCCCCGACATCTGAACAGGAGCAGGCTCACTGGTAGCAACACGCCGACCTAAAGTGTCAACCCTTCCAGCAAAGCGTTGTGCCTGCTTTTGCTTATCCATTGGAAAGGACTTGGAAACAATTCGCTTTCCTCTCCATATTGAGGTGACTGGTATGTCTAGGCTGGCATTCCAAGCGAAAGCCAAATCCTTAGCTGCTACTACCACCTCACCTTTACGAAGTGCGTTGCCTCCCAGTTTCCTCGGCAGGCGATCAATGAGCATCCTATGCTCTGGGGTTACAAGGATGTCTATGGACCTGCCGCAGAAGTGATACATGTTCCCAGCATGTGGTTCATCCGTTCGGGCATAAGCATACTGCCATTCAAACTCCTTCGTCTGCGGATTGCGCGTGGCAAATTCATCTGTGGTTGTATCCACTTCCTCGAATAGTTTCCAGCCTCGACGCGTGAGCACTTCTGTATCATCTGAGTAACACTGCCCGCTAGCCTTGTCCTCAACCAGAACTAAGCGCGGTCTGTCGAGCTTAAACAACTGCCTACTCACTTTGAGCAGCTCTGGAAATTCGATTTTTTTCCGGTACATATTGTAAAAAAATATGCTCCCCTTATATAAGCCTGCCGTTATACAGACGCTGAATGCAGAGTCCGCCGTCTTCTTGAAGGCAGTATCCCAGCACTGCAATAAAACCTGGCAATCTTCCTTTCTCGGCATCTGTGCGAGAGGCATCCTGCGCCACCATGCACGCTGTAGAATCGTGCCCTGCTGAACCGTGGGATTTCCTTGCCAGATATTTTCAAACCTGATAATACCACCCCTGACATCATTCTTAATTGCTAATAGTTCATCCAGAGAAGCTATCTCAGGAGCAAGTGGAGTATCAGGACCCCAGTAACCAATCGCGGGCATGTGAATTACAGTCCAGCCGGGGGCTGCGACGCCCTTGGAGTCTACAAATTCAGCCGCCAAATCGTCAGCGTTCCAGCGAGTTAAAATTATAATACTCTTGCATCCACGCACGCGGCGACTAAACACTGTACCCTTTATAAGCTCTTTTAACTTCGCGCGCTGCTCAGCACTCGCAGCACAAGCTTCATCCATGACATCATCCAAAATCAGGAGGCTCGCCCGACTGCCGAGGATTGGGCCATCGAATCCAGATGCCATCATTGTGGGATGCGGGTCGCCAACATTCCTGCGCTCGATGTACCAGCGATCTTGAGCCCAGCCTTTCGCCGCGTCGGGCTTGATGTGTGGAAATATCTGGTGATAAATCGGGGAAGATGCTATGGTATCACGAGCCGCCGTAGAGAACTTACTAGCGTGAGATGCAGAATGGGACAGCAGTAAAATGTGCCCGTCCGGGTTGCGGCCAAGATACCAGGAGGGCAGCACAGTTCCCATCCAAGTTGACTTTGCGCTGCCCGGAGGGCTTATGATGATCAGCTGCTCAATGCTGTCATCTTGAACCGCGTCGCACCATTGTCGAATGTGCGGCAGGCATTGGTAACCATACACCAGCCGTCCAAATTCTCCAAGGTCGCGCCTCGCTAACTCCAACTCAGCTTTCACTGCCAAGGCTTCCAGTTCATCTACGCCAAGTTGCGAGATTGAAGAACGTACACTCAATGCTTCTCCTCACTTACTGTCTCTGCTAGAGTCGTCGCCTCCGGGGCGATCTTCTCTACATGAACTATAACATCCGCTGCTGGCAATTCTTTTCGCTCCTTCCGCGCATTCACTATCGCTTTCAGGTCCTCCGTGGACAATGCACGAATGTTCTCATCCACCTGATGAACCACAGTTCCTTCCAGTTGGCGAATTGTGTCTGGGGCTCCAAGGAGTACAAGATCGAGCTTAACCAGTCTGACAATAGCATCCACGTCGGTTGCTGCAAGAGTTAATGCCTTATTGGATGCATCCCCAAAGTGCATCTTGAACCAATCCTCCACCATGCCGCGGATCAAACGGTGGTAGGCTGTCTTAATCTCGCTTACCTTCTCTACCGCGCGCTCATCCATCCTCTTCGCAATCTTTTGCGCCCGCAGGTCAATCCTATCCTGCCAGTGGTATTGCTTGAACCAACTGCTCACTTGCGCGCTTGTGAGCTGGAACTCTTTCGCTGTGGCTGAGAAGCTGCGCTCCCCACCGTTCAGCCCTTGCATCCAATAGTGCTCAAAGACCTCATCGCGGAAGAGTTCGCTATACTGCCGGTATTTAGTATGCTGTGGCAGATTAGGTTCAGGCTGATTTGCCAACCCAAGGTGTACATCTGCGGGCTTTTGTAAACCAGCTTCCTGCGCCTTGTACACTTTTTGCTCATGTACACTTTCAGTGAACAAGGGTATTTCAGCAGTTGCTGAAAGCTCCTCAGTATCGAACTCTCCTAACACTATCCCCATAGATACATTATACCCACAGTGTAGGATATAACTACTCTAACCCTACGCTCCCAGTCAACACTTTGATGCTGTGTAAACGATCACTAGCCTATGTTTGGCCGGTTTATCACCAGTTTTGGGAAAATTCTAACAATGGTCAAGATATACACTTTTGGGCTTGACAAGGGACATAGCTGGGGATACCATGGGACTATGCCGTACAGTAGCACAAAGAAGGAAAGACCTGTTTTCATACTCTATAATTGGATAGAGGGTCAGCAAGCCAAGCACTTTGAGAGGAATCCTATCAGGGAATGGATATGGTATAGGCTCCTAGTGACAGTTCGTTGGTTATGTAATGTAACCAGCCCAAAGATTTAGCTTGACAACCACCGCAACTTGCTCCATAATCGAATTGTGAGCGCATGTAGCAGCCAACTGCTAGGAGGAGATAGGCCGTGAGTGGGCATCCCACAAAGATGTATGCGTTGGCCATTAGGGATGCACGCAGGCTGGGGGCTGGGTGGGGAATCCAGCCATGCGCCACACTTTAACTATGAGCCCAACACGACCGAGCCTTTATCTAGCCGCATCCTACCAGCGTAAGAAGGAGATTCACGCCTACCGAGCCACCCTCCAGCGCATGGGCTTTCACATCACCTCCCGCTGGACGATGGAGAAATACAGCCCCAATATACAACTTGATGAGGTACATGCTGACGAATTAGCCACACTAGCGATGCGCGACTGCCTAGAGAAGATGGACGAATCCGAGGCTCTGGTGCTGTTTACACAGCCAGAGCCAGTAAGAAGCGGCCATCAGGTTGAGTTTGGCTACGGTTTGGCGCAGGTCTACAGTGAGCGCCGCTTTGACGTTTTTGTATGCGGCCCCAAGAATACGATATTCTGCTACCTGCCGCAGGTGATATGCGTGGATAACTTTGAGGCGCTGAAAGAGCGGCTGCGAGAATGGAAGAAAGGTTGGTTCTAACATGGCTACAGAACTCATCATAGGGTTTGGTTGTAAAATGAGAACTGGCAAAGATACCGCAATCTCCGCCATCATGGACATATTTGGCTGCTACGCTGACATCGCCCGCTACAACTTTGGCAATCTCGTGCGAGAGGAGATGCCCAACGATGGCTCCTACAATGCCGTAGAGTACCGCCGCAAACTCCAAGCCCACGGCCTCTATCGCCGCCAGCAGGATGAACGCTATTGGATTCGCAAACTAGCTGCGCTCATTGCATGGGATAAGCCGGAGATAGCCCTCATTAGTAGCATCCGCATGAAGAATGAGCTAGGCTGGCTGCGGGCGCGAGGGGGCGTCTATGTGCTGGTAGATAGGATAGGCTATAAGCCTGACCCCGAAGCAGCGAAAGACGCCACGGAGAATGACCTCAATGACATTGCGCCAGATTACGCCCTAGCGGAGCATGATGGCCACCTGTTCGAACTGCAACAGCACGCTGTGGAGCTATTCAAGCGCATCGCTGAGAAGTATTGCACGCCTGATCTACAGGGCAGGCTAGAAAAGGCCATGAATCAATGAAGCTGTCAGCCGTCCATGCGTCTACAGCCATCGAACGAGTGTTGGCATTCCTGCGCAAAGCCCCAGATGATGAAGTCTACACGAGTAAAGAACTCATGGTTGCGTCTAAGACCACTAAGCCCACTCTCTATGACAACCTGGGCAAGTTAAGCGGTTTCAGCCTATTGACTCACCGCCGAAGGTATTGGGGCAACAAGAAAGCAATTGCGGAGTTAAGGAGACTGCATGAAACTCGTTGATGTCGTGCCAAACGAAATCAAGCGCCTTATCGAGGCTAAGCACGAGGACGCCGCCGCGCGCGACCATCGGTTGCTGGAGAGCATCCGCTCCAAATTCAAGAAGCCAGTATTCAAGAGTGTGCTGCCCGTTTCGGAGTTCCCCGAGATGCACGTGACAGTGCCAGATTCTTGGCCCTATGTCCACCTCGCGCCGCTGTACGACGTTCACATCGGCCATCAGTTGCACGATGCCAAGTTGTTCGCTCGACACTGCAAATGGCTGCTGGAGGAGCCTTACGTCCTAACCTGGGATGGCGGCGACATGATCGAGAACGCTTCCAAGTTGAGCATCGGGGCTGGCGTCTACGAGCAGGATTTTGATCCGCAGAATCAGCTAGTGCAGGCCGCCAAGCAACTGGCTGGTCTACACCACAAAATGCTGTTCAAGCTGCCCGGCAACCACGAAGACCGCACGCTCATTATGGGCGTGGATGTAGGGCAGTGGCTGGCGTGGTTGCTGGATATTCCGTATTTCGCGGATTATGCATTCATCACAATCAAATTCGCTGGCAACAACTTCCGCCTCCTAGCCCACCATGGCACTGGCGCAGCACAGACCGCAGGGGGCCAACTTATGGCTGCCCGCAAGGACATCCCCTTCTTCAAAGTCTTCGACCTATACTGGACGGGACACATTCACTCCTCCAGAATTGATGTGTTATACCAGACAGACTTCAACCAGAGAACTGGCCTAGCCTATGAGCGCAACGGCCTAGTCATCGTATCTCCATCCTACATGCGGTATTTCAATTGCGTAGATGAAAAAACCGAATGTCTAACCGAAGAGGGCTGGAAGGGCTGGGATAAGATACGCGGTGATGAATTTCTGCCTACTATGAATCTTGAAACGAGAAGGATGGAATGGCAGCAATGTGAAGATAAGTTCGTGCGCAGCTACGCTGGTCCGATGGCCCACATTCACAATCGACACGTGGATATGCTGCTAACTCCCAATCATCGAGTTGTTGCGGTAGATGACCGCTCAGGGAAAATTCAAGTTCGTTGCGTGGATGAGATGCCTCCCAAAACATCATCAAATCTACAGATACCACAAGTTCTAAATCCCCTAGAGGCGAGGATACCACTGAACATTTCCCCTGAGTTGGCATCAGTGCTGGGCTGGGTTATATCTGAGGGACATTACGATCACGGAGGGAGGATAGAAATATCCCAGTCAAATAAGAAGAATCCCAGATACGTCCAAGCCATCAGACTGGCCCTGTCCAAAGCGGGGTTCCATGCCAAGATTGATAGTCGCTACTTGGGTATCACCAGATTCTACATCCCCAAAGAGGAAGCTCCCATAATCAAGACAATTATACCAGACAAACTTCTTACCCCAGAACTTGTGTTTGGACTCCCGATCCATCAAGCCAAGAAATTATTTGCAGCCCTTATGCGTGGAGACGGACATTATGGCACCATGCACAATTGGAGTTGGAAACAAAAGAACCGCACCAACAGGGACCTGTTTCAAGCGCTAGGATTCCGGCTGGGGGAAAACTGCCCAGCATATGAGCAGTATGAGAGCGTCTCCGTCCGTTCTGGAAAGACAGCCCGCTGGCAGGCAAGAAACTCCGACGGAGGCCATCGACCTATCGTGGAGTGGGATAATGACTACGCTGGTCTAGTCTGGTGTGTCAGTACACCCAATACAACTTTTGTGGCCCGCCGCAGTGGAAAGATATTCATCACTGGCAATTCCTACGCCGCAAAGAAGCGCCTGCCTCCTGGCCTGCGCGGCTTGCACGCTGTGACGCTGCAAAAAGATGGTCGGATCGACGCGGGAGTCCATGCCAATGGGAAGAGGTATTAGTGACCCCAACCAACTTCACCCGCAAGCGCATAGAGGTTAAGCAGCCCAACGGCAACGTGCTGGAGTTCTGGTTCGATGGGAACTCCAAGATAACCCGCGAGAATGGCACCTTCGCCGATCCTGTGGCCAATTCCTTCTCACTACCACATGTCGATACCTGTCCCTTCGCTACCCAGACTTGCCTACGTACTTGCTACGTTCATGGCCTCAAAGCCAACAACCCAGAGCTGTACCAGTGCTACGTCACCAACCAGCAGTCCTTAGCGAAGATGCTGGAGGACAAATCTGTCCGCTGGCTAGGGGCGCAAATATTCGCTTCTTACATTCGCGCTAATGCTCCCAAGGGATTTCGCTGGCACGTATCCGGGGACATCTTCTCGCTCAGCCATGCCCGGTTCATCGCTGAGGTCTGTTGGCTGGCCACGGGAGTGCCCTTCTGGATTTACACTCGCTCCTTCTCTTTCATAGAACCCTTAGTCAAACCGCAGTCCCGCAACCTTGTGGTCAATCTATCTGCTGACCAAGATAATTGGCAAGAGGCTCTGGCCGCGCATAATAGGTATGGGTTGCGGTTGTGCTACCTGACAGTGGATGGCACTATGCCGGAGCTGCCAAGGGGCTCTGTCATCTTCCCTGATTACAGCCTGCGGGGTCGGGAGCTGGATGACCCCACGAGCGCTCCCTGGTGGCAGTCTCTTAACCCTCAGCAGCGCAGGATGGTATGCCCGCCTGATTTCTTTGGGCAGTCGGAGAACTATAGGTGTGGGCCATGCACCAAATGCTTGAAGCCTTGGAGATAGATTGCATCCCGGTATCATTCTGCCAATGGGAGGGGGAGCTGGCCAGCGTGATAAGCCATATGCCCGGACATTATACGACTACTTGGAGGAGCTAACAGTGGATAAGCCTAAGCGTTATTGCATTCAAAGATATGTCAAAGCCAACTCCGTCAAGGAGGCGCTGGAAAAAGAACCTGAAAGTGAAATTGAATCTGTGTTTGTGAGTGAGGACAAAAAAGCGGACTCCAATGCAGATGCAATCGGTTTTCGCACCATCAAGCCAGTACTGAGGCGTGAAATGTAGGGCGGAATGCGCCATGGTATTCTCATGCCGCTTGGTGGCGGAGCTAGCCAGAATGATGCACCCGCTGTCTGTGACGACCATGGCTGCATCGCTAGAGTGCAAGTGCTTATTGACCTATGGCGCGCTAGACCCACTGGCTGCTACTTTCCGCCTCACTGCCCAGTATGCACCGTAGGCACGCCAGGAGCAGATGATTGGGTCTCGCACACCTTCGATTACGTCGAGAGGCTGGCCGACGGCGCTATTTGGGTGGTGTGCTGCAATTGCGGCGGTGAGTGGGAACTCCATGCGGCACTGGATGCGGCACAGGGGATATCGGTTAGCCCACCAGTGCTATTGAGGCCAACAACTTACAGGAAGTCAGAAGCGGCAAAGGAAGCGGCTGATGCTGATTGAGCGCAAGTGGGAAATGCCAAATAAGTACACCTTCAAAATGAAGGCAGTAAGCGCACTGCTTGCTGAAGAAATGCAGGGTGAGTGGGCAGACCCATTCTGTGGCATCGCCAGCCCCGCGCATCTGCGCAACGATGCAGACGAATCCATACCCGCTGACTACCACTTGGATGCGCTAGACTTCCTGCGCGAGATACCCGAACGCTGCGTGGATGGGGTGCTGTTTGACCCGCCTTACTCACATGAGCAGGCTCTCAGGAAGTATAAGCCCATGCAAGGTGGAACGGCTGGACGGGCTGAATATTGGGCGAAGTGCAAGGATGAGGTAGCCCGCGTGGTTAGAGTGGGGGGCAAGGCCATCTGCTTTGGGTGGGACTCCTGCGGGATTGGCAAGACCCGTGGCTTTGGGTTACAGCGAGTGCTGCTATTGTGCCACGGAGCTTGCCACAACGATACCATCGTAACAGTGGAGACGAAGAATGGCTGATGACAAAGAGCAGGTTCAATCCCTTAGCGAATTCCCGGTTGCCATCGTACTACCCAAAGGCGTGCGAGACAGGTTAGAACTAGCCCTGCGGGATGGCATATACTCACTAAGAACTTGGTTGCAAGTCAACAGATACCCAGCCATCAAGCGAGAGCAGGTAGTGGAGTTCGCTTATCCTAAGACTGCCTGGCAACATTTCAAGATGGACTATTTCCCGGCGTGGCTAAGGCGCGCGTTCCCCATCGAGATGGAGGTCGTGTCCAAGACAGTATCTCATTGGGACGGCCCTTTGTATCTATGCAGTCATTTGTCCAGTGCACCAGAGGAGAAGCATAGACAATTCCTCGCAACGGGAGTGAAAAATGACAGCGAAGAGGCTAGGCTTGGATGAGCGGGGCGTACTACAATGAGTTTGACCCCTTCGCCGCCGCTTGGCTGCGGGAACTTATCAAAACTGCATTAATAGCAGATGGGGATGTGGACGAGAGGTCCATTGCGGAAGTCCAGTTGCATGATTTGCATGGCTACACGCAGCATCACTTCTTTGCGGGGATAGGAGTTTGGAGTTATGCTCTCAGGCAAGCAGGATGGCCAGATAACATCGAATGCTGGACTGGAAGCTGCCCCTGCCAACCCTTCTCGACGGCGGGGAAGCAAAAAGGCTTTACAGACCCCCGCCACTTATGGCCTGAGTGGTTCAGGCTCGTCAGAGAGTATAGCCCTGTCACAATCTTTGGCGAGCAGGTTGGAAATGCGCTTGGTTGGCTCGATGTTGTTTCGGGAGACTTGGAAGGTGAAGGCTACACCATTGGGGCGGCAATTATGGGCAACAATATACTTGGCTAATCCTACGCCAGGAAAGCAGTGAGCCGCCGTTCTATTTTATCGCTTTCTTTCAGTTGGCACTCCCAAATGACCAGTGTGCGCCATCCGGCTTTTCGCAGCTTTCTATGTTCCGCAATGTCCCTGCGCCTATTTCTCTCTAGCTTGGGAATCCAGTAATCTAGGCGGGACTTGGGTAGTCTCGTTAGTCGGCATCGCGTGCCGTGACGATGCCAAAAGCAGCCATGCACAAAGATCGCTAATTTCCGCGTTGGGAAAAACACATCGGGCTTGCCTGGAAGATGCTTGCCATAAGTTCGAAAGCGAAAGCCCAAGGTGCGGATGAGGCGGCGCACAATCAATTCCGGCCTGGTATTCTTAGAGCGGACGCGGCTCATGCGCTCGCTTCGCTGAGCCTGAGTGAGCGTGTCAATTGGCCAACTTCCTCAGTCGGTTTCTTTTTCGTTGCCGCCTCACCCTAGCCTCTTCCTTTATAAACGCCTCTTTGGAAACCTTGAAAATGCCCGCGACGGCGTTATCGAATTTTTCCCAAGGTGTATTGCCTGGGACGTTCGGCGCTGGTTTCATTTCCCTTCTTGCCTTTCCTATATTCGATGAAAAGATGGTCCGATGGCTTCCAGCCTTTGGCATAGGAGTCCGCGAGCCGCAGCCAATATGGGATACGTCCCTCGCGGGGCACAACTGCGTTCCAATACTCCTCGAACACCACGTCGGGCAGTGTTTCGGCTGCCTCGATCATTGCAGCCTCGATCTTTTTCAGAGAGCGCGGGACGTACAACCCGCCTCTTTCCTTCCCAGCGACGCTGCCAGCGGAGAAAAGGTCTCGGGTCTGCGCTGCTATGACGTTGTGTCGGCTTAGGAAGTAAAGCGCCGCGTCCTCATATTTATGCTTAGCTCGCCCGCCCTTGACGACTTGCGGGAACAGTAGCGCGGCTTCGGCGCGTAACTTGATTTTTTCTTCCTTGCTCAGCGACGTGTACAAGCGCACGGCCACTGGCAATCCTTCGTCGGCGCGCTCGTCTTCCATCCACCAAAGGCTCTCTCCCGGCTTCAGCCTGTCCCGCTCGTACTTGCGAATGTGCTTCATCTTCTCTTCGGGCGAGAGCTGCGAGAACTCATCATAGGTGATCTTCATGTGGTCGAACAGCGAGGATGGCGGTTCCCTGTCCATTTCCAGCACGAAGCGTGGAGCGTGCGAGATTCTTACATGAGTAATTCTTTCCTCGTATCTGCCCCATTTGACGCTCGGCATCCCGCCGAACTTTCCGAATACAACGTAAAGGCGCTCCAGGCCGGGTTCTCGCATTGACTCGAAAACGCTATTGCCGACACTTAGCCATGATTCCTTGTTCGTGGTTTTCACTTCGATACCGTAGCCGTTGGCCACTATGTCTGGAAAGGCGTTAGGATGAAAGGTAGGCTTGATTTTTATTGAGCGTCCTTCGGCTACTTCTTGAAGAACCTCGCACACTCGCTCCTCGAATGCCTTGGGGTCATGATAGTCCTTGCTCGTCCGAACGTCCGCGTTCAGGAGCCTCACGGCATCGGCAAGGATGCCCTCGAATTCTTCCCGTTCGATCACAACAGGCACTCGCTCACCGCCTTGGCTATGTGCCACGCGAGAATGGGCGGAACGGCATTGCCCACTTGCCTTTCTGTCTCTCGCAGCTTGCACGCAAAAATGAAATTATCCGGGAAGGACTGAATGCGCGCGGCTTCCCGCATGGAAAGACGCCGGGGCAGGGCGTAGTGATATTGAATGTTGCCGTGACACTCAGCGCGAATCGTGTCCGATGGCTGGTCGGCCTTGATATGCCGGTCCCCTTGCTCGGGACTGCGCTCGGCGCGGCTCCAGATGTGATTATTCTCCTCTGATTCCGGCAAGCCTTCCAAGTCTCCGATGGCGAACTTAGATGTTCTCCAGTCGGCTCTCGGCATGACCGACCAAGGGTGATGAAATGGCTTCACGCCTTGACGTGTCCCGACTATGAAGATGCGCTCGCGCATCTGCGGGACCCCGTAGTCGGCAGCTAGGTATAGGTTGTAGGAAAGATTATAGCCAAGTTCGGAGAAGTCGGAAACGACTCGGGCCAAGCTCTCCCTGTTGTTTCTCTGGAGCAACGCCTTAACATTCTCGGCCACGAAAACCCTTGGGTTGCACCGGGAAACGACCTTGATCATTGCCCGATAAAGCCCACTCCTCGTATTGCCATTGACGCCAGCGCCCTTCCCGTTGATGGAAATGTCTTGGCACGGGAATCCGCCAATTACCACGTCGGCTTTTGGAATAAAGTTACTCTCAATTAACTTCCAAATATCATCGCAGATAATATGCTCGCCCAGGTTTTTCCTGTATGTCTTGCACGCTGGCTCGCTGATGTCGTTCGCCCAAATGATGTCGAATGGGAGTTTTTCGTAAGTAGAGCCGAAAATAGTGAAGCCACCACGGAAGCCCAAATCCATCCCGCCGCAACCCGAAAAAAGCGAAACCACTCTAAACCGTTTTGCGCTTGCCGCGCCGTTGTCAAGCTCAACCACGATCTGTTTGATCATCGGATTCATTCTCGGCCCCCTTCACTCATAACTTCCAGATAGGATTCTATGAACGCTTGCGCTTGCGGCGCAACGATGCAGTTACCATAACCCCGCAATCGTCCCACTCGCTGGGCAAGCCCTGTAGCCAGCGGGAATGCGCCGGGTTCAAATCCCCGTAGTAGCCCATCGGAGCAAGCCACATAGTTACAGCGTTCCCAAGGGTCAGTCCGAAGCCGTTTCCATTCTTCCACTTGAGAAGACATGCAGCACGCCGTCTTCTCAAGGTTTCCACACTCTTGGTTCTCATCTCGTTGCTGCTTGGTGTGGGCCACGAACCATAAGCGTTGTCTGATGTGCGGCGCACCGACGCTGTGTGCGCCCATAATTGCCGCCCCAATGGTGTAGCCTTCACCTTCCAAGTCTCCCGAAACAACATCGAGCCAACCAAGCGCATTTCCAACCTGCTC